TAATGCATTTTTACACCCATGCGCATGTGCGCGGAGATCAGATATGCGTTCGTGGCTATAAGAACGGCGCGAGGTTTTCGGATCGGTTCGATTACAACCCAACTCTGTTTATCCCTTCACGCGACGAATCAGAATATCGAACTCTCAATGGCGATTTTGTAGAGCCTGTTAAAATGGGTTCAATACGCGAAGCCAGAGCGTTCGGTCAAAAGTATGAAGGTATTGACAACTTCAAAATCTACGGTTCTACTAAATGGGCGTATACATACCTGAATGAACATTTTGGTAATGATTATGACGTTGATAACATTTGTGTCGCCAATATAGATATTGAGGTTGGGTCTGAGGACGGATTCCCTGCTCCCGAAAGAGCCGATCAGCCTGTGACTGCTATTTGTGTTTCTCATATGAAGGAAGGTAAAAAGTTCTACTGGGTTGTTGGCGTTGGTGAATATGAGGTCAAACGACCGGATGTACACTATATTGATGCGAAGGACGAGTTGCGCCTGTTGTCAATATTCTTGAACTTCTGGTCTAATCTTGATCCCGATATTGTGACCGGCTGGAACGTTGATGGATTTGATATTCCGTATCTTGTCAACCGCATAACCAAATTACTCGGCGAGAAGGAATGTAAGAGGCTCTCACCGTTCGGTTGGATCAAAGAGCGCGAGATAACCAAGTTTAATCGTACTGAAATTGTTTATGAATTGACTGGTATCGCGACTCTCGATTACTTGCAGTTGTACAAGAAGTTTACATACTCACAACAGGCATCATATAGGCTTGATCATATTGCCTTTGTTGAGCTTGGCGAGCGAAAGCTGGATTATACAGAAGAAGGTAATTTGAACCAACTTCATAAACTTGACTATCAGAAGTTTATCGACTATAATATAAAAGACGTTGAGTTGATTGATCAGCTTGACGATAAGATGAAGTTGATTGAGATGGTCTTGGCTATCGCATATGACGCCAAGGTGAATTACAACGATACATTTACTCAGGTATCAATGTGGGATACACTAATCCATAATTATCTGATGAAGAAGAAAGTAGTGGTTCCGCCAAGGGAAACTAAGTTTAAGGAAACACAGTTTGCTGGCGCTTATGTAAAAGAACCGCAAGTTGGTATGCATGACTGGGTGATGAGTTTTGATTTGAATTCACTTTATCCTCACTTGATGATGCAGTATAATATATCTCCAGAAACGCTTGTTGAGGATGATTTGTCTACCGTTACGGTTGACGATATTATTGACCGAAAGATTGACACGCATGGAAAGTATGCAATGGCGGCAAACGGCAGATATTTTAGAAAAGACAGGCAAGGATTCTTGCCTGAGATGATGGAAAATATGTATGATGAGCGGAAAGGCTACAAGAAGCAAATGCTTGAGTCCGAAGCAGAACTTGAATTAATAAACAAAAGGTTAGCAACATTATGAAGAAAGGTGACGTAGTATCGCTGGTTACATTGACTGGTGAATTTATTGGTAAATTTGAAGATCGTAGTCCAACTGGCGTTGTGATTAAAGATCCACGAATGTTGGTACAGGGTCAAGATGGCGGTATGGGTTTTGCTTATGGTGTCTGTCAAACTGGCGTGAAAGACGTTGCTGAGATTGAATTCTTCAGCGCTGGCGTTGTGTTTATGACGCCGACAAACACTGAGATTGAGAAAGCATACCGTACAGCGGTGAGTGGGCTAATCCTATAATGATAGAAAATATGAGTAAAGCTGAACTGCTTGCACGCAAGAAGCAGGTGATAAAAGATATAAGCAAGTACAAGAACCTTCAGCTTGCCAAAAAGGTTCAGCTGAACTCAGCATACGGTGCAACAGGGTCGAAGTATTTCCGATATTTTGATCTACGTTGCGCCGAAGCTATCACGCTATCTGGACAATTATCCATTAAGTGGATTGAGAGGAGAGTTAATGAATACCTTAATAAGTTACTTGAAACATCCGAAGCTGACTACGTTATTGCATCAGATACGGATTCGATCTATGTCAACTTCAATGCACTTGTACGCAAATGCTTTAAAGAGGGAAGTGACCCTGTCAAAATCGTCAATTTCTTGGACAAAGTTGCAAATGAGAAGTTGGAACCTTTTATTGATAAGAGTTATGCGGAACTGGCACGACTGACAAATGCGTACGATCAAAAGATGTTTATGAAGCGTGAGGTAATTGCTGACAAAGCTATCTGGACAGCAAAGAAACGCTATATGATGAATGTCTACGATAATGAAGGCGTTCGTTACGCAAAGCCCAAGCTGAAGATGATGGGCATTGAAACTGTGAAGTCGTCGACTCCTCAGCCATGTCGTGACGCTATGTCCGAAGCAATTGACTTGATCATGAATTCTGACGAGGGTAATGTACAGCAGTTTATCTCTAATTTTAGATCGAAGTTTGAGAAGATGCCGTTCGAAGATATTGCGTTCCCCAGATCCGTATCCGATTTCGGGAAGTATGACCTTGGCGGGAAAGAGCTTGAGGTTCCTAAAAGCACACCGATTCATGTTCGAGGCGGGTTGGTTTACAATAACTTACTCAAAAAGCATGAGCTGACCAAAGAGCATGAGCTGATAAAGGACGGAGAAAAGATCAAGTTTTGTTACCTAAATAAACCTAATCCTGCTCATAACAGCAATGTGGTGAGCGTCATGCACGCTCTGCCTAAAGAGTTTGGTCTGAGTGCATACATAGATTATGAGACGCAATTCAGTAAAGCGTTTCTTGATCCACTAACGGTTATTTTGGAGTCTGTCGGCTGGAGCCATGAAAAGAAATCCAGTCTCGAAGACTTCTTCGGATAGGAGTAAGAAAGATGAGTGATTTTGATTTTGGCTTCACAGCCGTAACTGAAGACGAACTTGACGTTGTACAGAAAGCCAGTACTGCTGCCAAAAGTGCGGCAGATGAAGTAGATAGCTGGGAAGCTAAATGTGCTGATTTGTACAATACGTTCCAGCCACTGCTAACGAACTTGGCCAAGAACCCTGAAAAAGATTACATCCTTTGGCCAAACCGACTGGCTAAAATTGAAGAGTTTAGCGACTTAATTAATAAAATATACAAAAGTTAAATAGGGTACTATAGTAGATATTACTTGACTTTTGATATAGTTTATTATATAATAGTATATTACATAATGAGAGGTTTATAATGAGTTTTTTGACTGACATGGTGAAGGGTATTGATAACACTTCACTTCTGGCTGATGGTGGTAATAGTTCTGAGTTCTCAGGTTCTATTGACACTGGGTCTTATATTTTAAATGCTGCCATTTCTGGTAGTATCTACGGCGGCGTGCCGAACAACAAGATTAGCGCCTTTGCAGGTGAGTCTGCTACTGGTAAGACGTTCTTTGTACTTGGGGTGCTCAAGCAGTTCCTTGAAGATAACAAAGACGGCGGCGTTATCTACTTTGATACAGAAGCTGCGGTTACAAAGCAGATGATGGATGATCGTGGTATTGATACGAAGCGTGTGATTATTTCTGAGCCGTCTTCGATTGAAGAGTTCCGAACCAACGCCACTCGTATCTTGACTACATATATTGATCAGGGTAAAGATGCTCCCCCGATGATGATGGTACTCGATTCTTTGGGTATGCTGTCGTCGGCTAAAGAGCTGGCTGATACTGAAGCTGGTAGTGAGAAGCGTGATATGACCAAGTCGCAGTTGCTGCGCGGTACATTCCGAGTTCTTTCTTTGAAGTTGGCCAAAGCTAATGTCCCGCTTCTAGTTACCAACCACGTCTATGATGTAATCGGTGCGTATATTCCTACCAAAGAAATATCTGGCGGAGCTGGGCTGAAATATGCTGCGTCTTCGATCGCTATGCTTGGTAAGAAGAAAGATAAAGACGGCACAGATGTGGTCGGTAATATCATCAAAGTGACCATGCACAAGTCTCGCTTCACCAAAGAACAGAAAAAGGTTGAAGTGAAACTATCGTATGATACTGGTCTTGACCGCTATTATGGTTTGCTTGACCTTGCTGAGAAGTATGATATTATCAAGAAAGTGTCGACCCGATATGAGCTGCCCGATGGTCGCAAAGTATTCGGCAAAGCAATTAATAATAATCCGACTGAATATTTTACTGATGACATTATGGCACAGCTTGAAGTTGCTGCTAATAAAGAATTCAAGTATGGTCAGGTCGGGGTAGATGAAACCGTTGAAGAGGATGAAGAAAGTGGCAGTTAAATATGAGCTGATTGAACACCCTGATTCGTATCACACAGACCATTGGTCTATCAAAATCTTGGAAGGCGAGTTAGAGGGACTTGCTTTTCAATATGATACGGTGAAGGTAGAAGAGACTGAGAACGGTGAAGCCGTCCTCAATTTTGAAGTTATGTATGTGGAAGGCGGCGAAGCTGTCGATACTGAAGACGAAGTTACTTCTAGCATACTTGGCGACATACTCGTAGATATAATTGAAACAAACATGAGAGAGATGACTGAAAATGGCGACGGAAACACTGATACTGAGGCACCTGCTGAATGATGAGATTTATGCGCGGAGAACATTACCGTATCTAAAATCTGATTATTTTGCTGATCGAGTTGAAAAGACTGTATATTTACAGATTGATGCATTCGTTCAGAAGTATAATACGCTCCCGACTAAGGAAGCATTGACTATTGAACTCGACAGTGTTGGTAATTTGTCAGACAAAGAGTTCAGCGATTGTGGTGAATACATCGCTGGACTCTCCGTTGAACAGAAAGAAGATCAAGACTGGTTGATAACCACCACCGAAAAGTTTTGTCAAGAAAAGGCGGTTTATAACGCAATTATGGAGAGCATCAGTATTATTGATGCGGACTCTAAAGAAGACAGAGATAAGGGATCAATTCCTGAGTTACTGTCTGATGCGTTGGCTGTTTCCTTTGACCCGAATATTGGTCATGACTTTCTTGATGATGCTGATTCTAGATATGACTTCTATCACCGTAAAGAAGAGCGTGTTCCGTTTGATCTTGAGTATATGAATAAGATCACACAAGGCGGTTTGCCTCGCAAGTCTTTGAACGTATTGATGGCAGGCACCGGTGCTGGTAAATCGTTGGCTATGTGTCATATGGCTTCTGCCAACATGATGGACGGCAAAAACGTTTTGTACATTACTATGGAGATGGCTGAAGAGAAAATCTCTGAGCGCATTGACGCTAATCTACTTAACACCAATCTTGATGATCTGAAGCACTTGACCAAAGAGAAGTATGATAAGAAGATTGCGCGTGTTAGGGGTAAGACCACGGGCAAACTGATTGTTAAGGAATATCCGACCGCATCTGCTGGTACTGGGCATTTCCGCCACCTTCTCAATGAGTTGAAGTTGAAGAAGTCGTTTGTCCCTGATATTATCTATATCGACTATTTGAATATTTGTATGTCGTCTAGGCTTCGCACTGGCGGTAATCATAATTCTTATACAATGATCAAAGCTATTGCTGAAGAGATTCGCGGTCTTGCGGTTGAGCAAAACCTGCCTATTGTTACTGCGACCCAGACAACTCGAAGCGGTTACGGAAGCAGCGATATTGATTTGACCGATACATCTGAATCGTTTGGTCTACCGGCTACAGCTGACTTTATGGCGGCATTGATTGTGACCGAAGAACTTGATGAGATCAATCAGATAATGATCAAGCAGTTGAAGAATCGTTATGGTGACCCTGGGACGTACAAAAGGTTCATGGTTGGCATTGACCGAGCTAAGATGCGCTTGTATGACGTTGAACAGACCGCTCAAGAAGACGTTACCGATACTGGTCCAGTGTTCGACAATACTTCATATGGTAAGCGAATGAAGGAAGATGATTCAATGCAGTGGATGACAAAGAAAGCCGGAAGAAAGGATTTCGGCGGCTTTAAAATGTGAGACAGCGATGCGTGGGTTAGTTTCTCTCTCACTCTCTCTCAGACCCGCGTATCGTTCCGGACCCGAGTAAGTCTAAAAACTGCTCTTTTCTACTTGCTTTTTATTATAAATAACGTTATAATTAAAGTTAATTGCTAGGATTAATAATGTACGAGTTTAAAGAATATTTGACAGAAGCTACAAAACAATGGCTGGGGTTTGAACACCTGCCTTCTAGCATGAACCCAGAATTAAAGCGGTTCTTCAAAAGATTACAAAAAGTGGCTGATGCTGATTCGATCTACATTGAACCAAAGTACGATTTCAAAAAGGCTAAGAATCAGCTAGTCATCAAAGTTACAGATAAGCCAGCCATATCAAAGATGGTTGCGCATAAAGATTTAATTGGTTATGGGTTCTCACCTTCTGGCGACAAGTATGTTTCCTCAAAGTTAGTGAATGTTGCGCTGACCCCATCGGGCGGCATTCGCGGAACTGGGAAACTCCCTCGCAAGGGTGAAAAAGTCTCTAATCCCTCGACACCTGAGCAAGAAGCAGGAACTATCGCATACTTTCAAGGTGCGTTCAAAGGCAAGAAACCGTCATTAAAACAAGTTTCCGAAAAGGTTGGCTATAATTTTAGTCCGGAATGGATGCATAACTTTGAACAACAATACACCGCATTCGCTAAGAATCTTGGCGTACTGCCAAAGCATAAAATCTACCTAGATTCGGATAAGAATGATTCTAATATCTTGTTCAATCTGGCTAAGAAGTTTGGTCTGAAGGATTTGAAGGATAACTGGAACCCTGCTGATATTTGGATTATGTCATTGAACAGGAGCCAAATAATAAAGCAGACAAAAGATGTTACAAGCCTGCTAGAATTCAACGCATGGTTATCTGATAAATATGAAAGTAAGGAAATTATTGGCGTTTCGTTGAAGAAGATCTCGAAGGGCAAGGCTGCTAAATTTAAGACTGTTTCAACTCTTGATCTACCTGACGTAGACGTAAAGGTGAGTCGAGTATTATTTGACCCATTCCAAAAGAACTTTATTCTAGAGACTGACGGTAATATCAAAGGCTTCAATATTCGCGTCGGATATAAGGCGGCAACTGTATCCAAGGATTCTGATATCAGAATTTATTTGGAAGGAAGGCAGAAAGGTTCTATGGTTCAACTTGGCGCAGTATCGTCACAGCTGTTCCCGACACTAGCGTCCGACAATGGGTACAATATTCCTTCTGATAAAAAGAAGATTCTAGACGACCCGATAAAGTATTTGAACACAACACTACCGCGATTGTTGAAAAATTCTGCGGTTGTTGATAAAGTGTCGCCTTTTCCGACTTCAGAAATACAAGTAAAGGCTGGGGCATTCCTAACGTATTATCTTGAAATATTGTTAGAGAGCAACCCTGATATCTTGAAGAGCTGTTATTATTCAAGCACTAAAACAAACGACTTTTCGTCGATTCACTGTAAATTATTTTAGGAATAGGAATGCAATCGTTTAAAGAACATACTGAAACATTAATGGAGGGCGTGAACGACCCTTCTATTTTTAAGGCTGTATTTTTAGCAGGTGGTCCAGGATCCGGCAAATCGTTTGTTGTGGGCAAGACCGCACTGCAAGCATTGGGATTCAAGCTAATCAACTCTGACGATGCGTTCGAAGCTGGTCTTAAGAAAGCGGGATTGACTACTTCTCCCGAAGATATTGCTTCAGCTCAAGGTCAAGAGATCCGTTCTGGCGCAAAGGCGCTGACTGGTAGAAAGATGAAGCTGGCTCTTGATGGTCGTCTTGGATTAGTTATTGACGGAACTGGTAAAGACTACGCTAAAATCAAAAAACAAGTTGACGAACTGCGCTCATTAGGTTATGCTGTTAAGATGGTATTCGTTAATACGGATTTAGAAACTGCTCTCGAACGAAACAAAAAACGTTCCAGGTCTGTGCCTGAGGAGATGGTAACAAAAATGTGGAAAGAAGTACAGAAGAACATTGGTAAGTTCCAAGGTCTTTTCCGCAACCGTTTGATTATTGTCGATAATTCTGAGGAATCGGATATTGAGCGTTCAACCCTAGAAGCATATAAAGATATTAAAAAATGGGCAGCCAAGAAGCCGGAAAATGGCATTGCTGTCAAATGGATTAAAGGACAAAAGGCTAAGAAATGAAGACTTTCGGCGAATACATAACTGAAAAGAAAATCAAATGGAAGAAAGTTCCAGATGG